TCCAGCTCGTAACATTAAACAAATATGGCCTAAAGGCAAATGTTCAACAGCAGTAATGGAGATGATGCAAGACAAGCCAGATGAGCTTGTTGATATTATTGAAGCAACTGTCTACAACCCTGAAAAAAAGGTTTATGAGTACGTTATTATTGAAGAGAACACAAAACACGTTATCTTTGAAGACTACTTTGATGTTTCACCTTGGATTGTATTTCGTTGGTCAAAGGTTGCTGGTGAAAGATATGGTCGTGGCCCTATCATGACAGCATTGCCTGATATTAAGACAGCTAACCAAGTTGTTAAGTTTGTATTAAAGAATGCTGAGAAAGAGATTGTCGGAGTTTACACAGCTGTTGATGATGGTGTTCTTAACCCTTGGACAGTCAACATTAAATCAGGAGCAGTTATACCCGTAGCAGCTGAAGGTTCTTTATCTCCGTTACAGTCGGGTGGTAATTTTAATGTTAGTGAATTAATATTAGGAGACCTTAGAGAAAATATTAAGAAGGCATTGTTCCATGACCAACTTGGCCCAATGGAAGGCCCAACAAAATCAGCTACTGAAGTTTCAATTAGGCAGCAAGAACTTATGTCAGACATTGGTTCATCGTTTGGTCGATTGCAAATGGAGTTTATTAACAAGCTAATCAAAAGAGCTATAGATATTCTTCAGCGTAATGGAAAGATAGAACCAATAAAGGTTGGTAATCAGGTAATTACTATTAAAGTTATCTCGCCATTAGCACAGCAACAAGATATGGATGAGGTTAATAAACTTGCTCAATTTGTTCAGTTTGCAAATATGGTGGGTGAAGATGCTGTAAGGATTGGTCTTGACCTTGAAGCATTTCCAGAGCATATTGCTAAGTTACTTGGTGTTGACTCAGAGCTTGTAAGAGATAAACAAGAAAGGGAAGCTGTAAAGCAGCAGATGCAAGAAACAGCAGCAATGGCTCAAGCAGCAGAAGCCGCAGCTCAAAATCCTGAACTGGCTCAACAAGTTATGGGGCAAATGAGTGAATAAAGACTTTGACGCAATGATAGCACGTTTGTTTAAAACTCCTGATGGTAAGAAAGTTCTTAGTCATTGGGAGGAGCGTTATATTAAAGCCCCTGTGTGTGTGCCTACTCAGCCATCTGAACAAGGTTTCTATAGAGAGGGTCAAAACAGTGTAATACGCACTATACAAAATGCCATTAAACGAAGAGAACATGGCGATTATTTACCACAAGGAGACAATAATGAGTGAAGAAGAGACGTTATTAAATGAACAAGAAGTAGCACCTGAAGCTACAACTGAAGCTACAACTGAAACTATTGAAAAAACTGAGGTAACTACTGAAGGCTGGATGATGAGCGAAGAGATTAAAGGAGAGGGTGAAGCTCCTGAATGGTTTAAATCTAGTAAATATAAATCTGTATCTGACCAAGCTAAAGCCTATGCTGGACTTGAATCTAAGTTAGGAGCATTTACTGGTGCGCCTAGTGATGGTTACAAAGTAGAAATGCCTGAAGGAGTGCCAGATGATGCTATAAGTGCTGATGACCCAATGTTAGCAAACTTTAACGATTGGGCTGCTGAAGCTGGATTATCGCAAGAGAAACACACAGAGCTTATGGGTATTTATGTTAATGGTATGTTTGAATCACAACCTTCTATTGAAGATGAAATGAAACGAATGGGTAAAGATGCTCCACAACGCATCAACAATTTTACGTCATGGGCCAAGGCTAACTTTGATGAAAGTGAGTTTGGAGTATTACAAGGATTAGCTACCACAGCAGATGGTTTTGGTATTCTTGAGAAGATGCGTAGTATGTCAAGAGAAACTGATGTTGCAGCTCCTAGCAATACACAAGCGTTGGATAATACTTCAAAAGAAGCATTGTACGAATTGGTTGGAGACCCAAGATATGAAACATCTCCAGCATTTAGAAAAGAAGTCGATAAGAAGTTTACAGATTTCTTTGGTAGTCAAGCTCAAAGTAACATTAGGCAGTGAAATATTGTATCGATGAAGTAATAGATGCTGTTCATCATGTCAAGCAAGAATCAAGACATAGTGAACAGTTTTTACATCATCATTCAACCCTCATAACTTTAGAGTTAATGAAGTCATGGGGGATAACGCAAATAGCAGTTCCATCAGCAAAAATAAAAAATACAAATAAATAATACAAAATAACATTGCATTTGTAGTAAAATACATCTAACGGACACTCTTGTCTAAGACCCGTATTCATAAGTCAAGCAGCTTGTAAAAATTGCTAGATTCAGCCCTGAATACGGAAACCTGAATTGAAAAACGAAACTTTAATTTAATTTAGGAGAAAGACAAATGTCTATCAGTCTATCAAGTGCAGCTTCAGCGGTTTTTGACGCAGAAGTAAAGCACGCTTTCCAGACAGCTGGAAAACTCCGTAGTTTAGTGCGTCTTCGCACTGGTGTTGTAGGTGATACTTACAATTTTAGAACTATGGGTAAAGGACTAGCAAATCAAAAAGCTAGTCAAACAGATGTAACACCAATGGACATCTCACACGCTAAAGTAGCAGCAACCCTACAAAACTGGGTAGCTGGTGAATATACGGACGTGTTTGATGCTCAAGAAGTAAACTTTGACGAAAGAAAAGAACTTGCAGAGACTATTGCTGGCGCAATGGGTCGTAGAGCAGACCAATTAATTTTGGATGCTTTGTCAGCTGGTTCAACTATTGTTCATGGTTCTGCTGGTCTTACATTAGCAAAAATCACAACAGCCTCTAAAACCTTAAATGATAACGGAGTACCATCAAATGACCGTATTCTTTTAACTTCAGCAGAAGGTATTGCAGACTTAATGGCTGTAGAGCAAGTAACTTCAGCAGACTATTCAACGCTTCGTGCTTTGATGTCAGGTGAAATCAACACTTACATGGGATTCAATGTCGTTATGATGGAAACTCGTGCTGAAGGTGGACTAGCTAAAGCATCGACTACTCGTGATTGTTTCGCTTTCCATAAATCTGCTATTGGTTGTGCAATCGGTCTTGATATTTCAACGGAAGTTAACTACATTCCAGAGAAAACATCTTGGTTATCTTTAGGCAAATACAAAGCTGGCGCTGTCACTATTGACACTGCTGGAATAGTAAAAGTCGAAATCACTGAATAATAGGAGTTTATTATGGCATTTAGTGCATCTACATTCGCAAGAATGACAACATCAGCAAACAGTGCAATCCCATGTATGTGGGGTTACTCAACAGCTGATGCAACAGCAGTAGTGGACTCAGCTGGTTACTTTAATGCAGTAGCTGGTGACGTTCAAGTTGGCGATATAATTATGGCAAACACTTCAACTGGTGGTACGTTGGCAGCTGGGCTTTACCTAGTCTCTGCTAATAGTGGCACAGTAGTTGACGTTAATGACGCTTTGGTTATAAACGCAACTGACTCTGACTAAATAAGTTAAGCCCCTTCGGGGGCTTTTCTCACTTTATGAGCAAAGAAGAACAAAGACATCCACCACAACCTCCTAAATCTCCCTTTAGTTTATGGCTAATGTAAAGAATTACACATCTATTGATTTAGCATCAAATGCATTGTTGCTAATTGGTGAAGAAACTATATCTTCATTTACAAATGATACAACAGCAGCCCTAGTAGCTGCAAATTTATACGATTTAACATATGAAAGTTTATTAACCTTACACCCTTGGCGGTTTGCTTCAACGCAAATAGTTTTGTCAAGGCTTACAAGTACACCAGTCAGCACTTGGAAATATGCATATCAATTGCCAGCTGATTTCTTAGTAGCACAGCATGTAGATAATTCAACTGATATGTACCAAATCTATACTGATAAATTATATTCTGACAATACAACAATCACATTAGATTACACATTTAAGCCAGATGAAAGTTTTCTTCCAGCTTATTTTTCAGAATTACTTGAGTATCGTTTAGCATCATTGTTTGCTATTCCAATTACTGAAAGCACTACAAAAGCAGAATATTATGCAAGTTTAGCTGCAAGACAGTTAACTAAAGCAAAAACAATAGATTCGCAAATGTCACCTTCTTCTGCTCCAGCTGGTAATTCTCCATTGATTAATGCTCGGTCATAATGCCTAAAGTTTCACTTTCTCAAACATCATTTACAGCTGGCGAGTTAGACCCTCGATTAGCAGCTCGTCATGACTATGATGGTTACTACAAAGGCGCAGAAACTTTAACTAATGTTATTTGTTTAGGACAAGGTGGTGTTGCAAGAAGAAGCGGTATGAAATATGTTGATTCCGTAAGTAGTAATGGCTATCGACTTGTAACATTTGAATTTAATACGACACAGACATATTTATTATTTTTTCAACATCTAAAAATGTATGTCTATAAAGATGGTGTGAAACAAGAAAACTTTAATGGTGGTAGTGACGATTTCATAGTAACACCATTTACATCAGCTCAAATAAGAGAGATAGGTTTCACGCAGTCAGCTGATACATTAATTATATGCCATCCATCTCATAACCCTCAAAAAATAGTAAGAGGTAGTTCACATTCGACGTGGACAATTTCAGCAATAGTTTTTAAAAATCAACCAACTTTTGATTTTGATGGAGGTTATGAAGGTAAAAAATATACGCCAACATTTACTTCTGGTGGTGTAAATCAGCATTATCTTGGTAATACAATGCAAATAACACAAGAAAATATAGGTAATCAGTCTACAACTTATAACTTTGCCAATAGCACGCATCTTGGCGGAATAATAGAATTTAATGGCGGACTTATAAGAATTACTAACGTCAGTAATAGTAATGTATTTGAAGGAACATTATTAAAAGAATTTCTTAATGCTGATACTACTGACGGGCCTGATGTAAATATAGAAAACCCAGTGTGGACAGCAGCTCGTGGTTATCCAAGCACTGTGACGTTTCATGAATCAAGGCTTTGGTTTGGTAATTCAACCTCAAAACCTCAAACATTATGGGCTAGTGTTATTGGTGATTTTTTTAATTTTGATAGAGGCGTTGGAGCTGATGATGATGGTATAGATATTACATTAGACACCGACCAAGTTAACGCTATTCATCATATTGTTTCTAGTCGACATTTACAAATATTTACATCAGGTGGTGAATTTTATATTCCAGAGTCACCAATTACTCCATCAAATGTTCGTGTTCCAAGACAAACAAGATTTGGAGTTTTAAAAAATGTTGCCCCTATTACTGCTGATGGCGCAACCATGTTTATTCAAAGGAACGGCAAGCAAGTGCGTGAATTTAATTTCACATACACTGAAGCGTCTTATGTCTCCTCTGAGGTGAATTTGCTTGCCCCTCACATAACAAACGCTCCAGTTGCTATGGCAAGTCAAACAGGTGACGTAAACAACGAAGGAAATTATATATATGTAGTTAATGGTGATGGCACTGTTGGTGTATTTATTTCAAACCGAGCTGAAAAAGTTATGGCTTGGACAAAGTTTGTAACTGATGGCACTATTTTAGATGTGGCTGTTGTTGAAGATTTAATTTATTTTTATGTAAGAAGAGTAGATGGAAGTGGAGACAATGCAGAATTTATTGAGGTTTTAGACCCACTTTATCATACTGATAATTCTATTAAAATTAATATAGGAAGTACTTTAACTAAAACAGTTTCAGGTTTAACTCATTTAAATGGTATTTCTTGTCGTGTTCGAAATAATAGTTATTTATTGCCTGATGCTACTCCATCGTCAGGAGTTATTACTTTAGCAATAGCTGATTTTAATTTAATTGAAGTTGGTCGTAATTTTGACAGCACTATTAAAACAATGCCAGCCAATGTTAATATGCCTACTGGTACAAACGCTACTAAGAAAAAGAAAATTTCAAGAGTATCACTACAACTTTATGAATCTTTAGGTGGTGAAATTAATAATAAAAAAATACCATATGTTCGCCTTGGTCAACAAAATCTAGCTAATAACCCTCCAGCTCCTTTTACTGGAATTAAAACTCTCCCACTATTAGGTTATACAAAAACAGCACAGGTTACAGTTACGCAAACTGACCCTTTAGATTTTACTTTATTGGGTTTAACAATTGAATTACAGGTGACAGGATAATGGAAATAATTGGAGCAGGACTTGGACTAGCAGCATCAGGCCAAGCAGCAAAAGCACATAAAGAAGCTGGTCGGGCAAATGCAGTAGAATTAAGAGACCAAGCAAAGCAAGCTGAAAGTAAAGCAAAAGGCGAAGAGCTAATACGATTACAAAATTTACGTCAAGCTCTATCTACGCAAAAAGCTTATTGGGCTGCTGCTGGAATTGATTCATCAACAGGTTCAGCAACAACTATTAGTAATGTTTCTAAAAATAATTTTGAATTAGACCAAGGAACTGCTTTAATTAATACAAGAAGTCTTATACGTTCTTTTAATAATAAAGCAGAAAATTCAATCAAAATAGCTAAATATAAAGCTAGAGGTTCATTGCTTACAGGGTTTGCAAACTTTACTAGCGCTGTAGCTAATTCTGCCAAACCTACCTCTTCTTCTCGTTCTTCTGGTAATCCACACCAATAAAACTTATGGCATTTGAACAATACAAATTTACTCAAACAAGGCAAGTTCAGCCAGCTGATATGAGTGAAGCTCGTGTTTGGGAATCTCTAGCCAATACTATGGATAGGTTCTCAGCTCAAATAAGTTCTATTAATAATGCAAATTCAGCTAAAGCCAAAGGTGTTAGAAATGCTCAAGACTCATTGGATGGTATGCAAGCTGGTACTATTGCTGGTGGTAAAGGTGTTTTAGAGTTTATGGATGCTGGTAATGCCTACAATGATGCCTATAACAGAGGAATATCCGCCTCTTATGAAGCTGGCATAACAAACCAAATTAATGAAACATTATCTACTGCTTTACAAAACAATTTATTAAACCCTGATGGCTTTGCTACTGAGGCTTTAGCTTTAGATAAAGTTTTAACAGAAGGTAAATCTGATTATGAAGTTGCTGTAATAAGGTCAACT